CATGGCAGCGCGGTGGTACAACGACGCGCTCATCAACCCGGAGGAGAACGGAGACGGCGGCACCACCATCCGGGCCATTCTCGACTGGGGCTATCCGCACATACAGTTGCGCCGACCGGGCCAAGGTATCCCCGAGCACGCGAATTGGCGTACAACGTACGGCACATCAGTGACGTCAGCTAACAGGAACGACTTGGTGAACCATCTCCGCACGGGCGTGCGCGAGGAAAGCATCACCGTCTATCACGACGGCACGCTGAGAGAGATGACAACGTTCTTGTACGACAAGCACAACAAGCCGGACCATTTGCCTGGGAAGCACAGCGACAACATATTTGCCTGTATCCACGCGCTCTATGCGGATTCGATTCTGATGGAGGCGCGAGGCTTGGAGGCCCCGAAGGTGGTGCACGGCGATTGGGCCGCACAGCGCCGAGAAGAACTGCGAGAACGGATGATGACCCGAGCGGAGAAGCGCGGCCGGCGCGGCATGAGAGGCCGACGATGATTCAATTGCTCACCCTTTTGGCTGCTTTTGTGTTGGGCCTGGTTACCGGCTATATCTACGGCTGGGGCACCCACAGCGAGGGCACGCCGTCGTCAGAGATTGAGGAATGGGTGGCTGTCGAGGCGCAGGCGCTGGCCGAGGAACGCGTGTCGCAGTTACAATGGCAACAGTTTCGGGCGGTTCATCAAAACCAGTTCGAGAGGGACTGGTTGATGTGGAACGCGGCGAACGAGACGGATGGGGGCGTGAGCGTCCCGGCGGGCACGACGCCCAGATAGGAGAGCACGATGCTCGATTTCGATACTTTTTCCATGGCTGCGGCTTGGATCCCGGCTCTAATCGGCCTCATCAGTACCGTGGCCGGCAGTCTACTGAACAAGCAGAGCGCACCGGACGCGCCCGCCCCGCAGAAGCCGAAGCCGCAGTTCATTCCGCCCCAGGCCATCGACTATAGCCAGTTTGGCGGCAACCAGCTGGAACCGCAGACACGCAGTGGCGGATACGGGCTCAATCCCGATTCCCGGCTCGCGGCCATGGAGAATCTGCGCCGGATGCGTCCGAAGTACCAACAGCGGCAACAGCAAATCTACGGTGGCCGAGGGGTTGCGTAGATGAGCGGCTACATCCAGAGCAGTCACGGCTCCCCGATTTGGGATGAGTATACGAAACTCGACGCGAACAGAAAGCACCACTACATCCCCACCGTCGAGGAGATGGAAATTGCTCAGTACGTCAAGTCACAGGTGGGCGTCAGTCGACGAGTGCGCCAGCCCGACCTGAAGCAGATTGTACTGCGTATGGCGTATTATCTCGGTGACCAGTGGCCAGAGGCTGATGGTTTCTTCGAACGCCTCATCGACATCCAAATCGCCGACGATGACAGAATTGTCTACAACTACGTGCGCGCGGCGTGTAATTCGATGGTGTCGAGACTCACCGAGAACCGGCCCACCATCACGGTTATTCCGGCGACGTTGGACGAGGACGACAAGGAACGCGCTCGCGCTTCGGAGAAGTTGCTGGAGCACCTGTGGTTCGCACTGGGCATGGGCCTAAAGGTGCGTGAGTTCGCACAGTTCATGGTTATCAGCGGACTCGGCGCACTCAAGGTGTACTGGGACCCGGAGGGTGGCCAGGACTACGAAGTGGACCTGAGCGAAGAGGAGGCTGCGCTGGCGGCTTTCGAGGGCCATCCGCCAACGAAAACCATCCGTAGTGGCGGAATCAAGGTGGACGTCGTTGCCCCTGAGGACTGGGGTTACGACCCCGGCGCCAAAGAAATCAATAACGCGCACTGGGCATATCATGAGCAAGTGCTTCACCTCGACTACATCCGTACGATGTGGCCGGAGAATGGACAGTACGTACAGCCGAACACGCAACTTGGCGACGACCGCTACTCTCAGTCGGCCATGCGCCGAATCAAGGGTGACCAGGAAGAGGGGCCGCTGGACCGGGCGCGCGTCGTCGAATACTTCGAGATGCCGTCTCCGCGCCACCCGAGGGGCCGTTACGCCGTCGTGAGCGATGACGTGGTTCTCAAGGCTTCGGAGGAGCTGCCTTTCGGCGAACTACCGTTCGTCACTGCGCGCCACAACGCTGTCCCCGGCAAGTTGCAGGGCGACGGGGCCATCGACGACCTGTTCGACCCTCAGCGCCAGGTCAACGAGAAGAATGCACAGCGCAAAGCCACCACCGACCGTATGGCGAATCCTCCATGGATTGCCCCGAAGGGAGTGCTGGACAGACCGCCGGAGGGTATCCCCGGCGAAATCATCGAGTACAACCATACGAAGGGACCGCCGCCGAGACAGGCACAAGTTCCTCCGATGCCGAGAGAGCACGCGGACATCGCCAGCGAGGCAATCAACCACATCTTCGAAATCGCCGGCATCACCGACCTGGCACGCGGCCGTATCCCTTCCGGGCTGTCCGGCCGGAGTATCGGAATGGCCACGGACCTGGAGGCATCACTGCTTGGCCCGACGGTTCGCGAGATGCAGGCGGCCCTGGAAGAGGTTGGCGCACGATTTTTGAAGTATTGGAACCGCTACATGCCGGTGCCCATCAGCCTGAAGGTGATGGGTCGCGGAAAACTCAGCGAAGTTATCGAGTTCCACGCACAGGACATCACATCGTTCGACGTGCGCATCCTGAGCGACAGTATGCTACCGAGGCATCCGTCGTACCGCCGAGAGCAGTTACTGATGTTCATCGAGCGCGGCATGTTCGGCGACGTGGTGAACGACCCTGCTGCGCGACGCAAGGCGTTGAAGTTGCTGGAGTGGGGTGACTTGGAGGAAATCGAGGGCGACAACGACGACGAGCGTCACTATGCCAGAGAGGAGCAAGCGCTGTTCGAGCGTTCGGTTCAGGACTGGCAGTCTGCCGGCGCCGCCCAGGGCGAGTACATGGAGCGGTTCTTCCCTCTCAGCGTGCGCGCCGATGAGGACCACGAGACCCACGGCGACGAGCACGACACGTACAGCAAGACCGGAGACTTCCGCCGTCTACCCCAAGAGGCACAGTTAGCCTTCATGGCTCACAAGGGACGTCACGCATTCGCGGCATCGAAGCAGGCCATGGGCCAGCCGTGGTTCGTGCAGTTCCTGAGCCCGGAGGAACAGCAGGAGTTCCAGATGCTACAACAAGCGCAACAGGCACCGCAGGCAGGCCCGGGAATGCAACCGCCGCCCCCTCAGCCGATTGATGCGTTCGGGCCGAACCCGGGACTGCCGTCCGAACAGGCGGCGGCTCCGGGGGCACCTGATTTGCAGCAGTTGGCGGCCATGCTTCAGTCTCAGCAGAACCCGGCTGAGGTTGCCTCTCCGCTGTTCATGGGCCAGCAGATGGGTGGCGCGGCTGGGCCTGGGCTGCCCGGTAGCGGGCTTGAGGGCGCTCTTTAAACGTCGCTCGCATACTCGGCCACCGCCCCGAACACGTCGAGCGGCACTAGAATCCCCCAACCCCTATGGCCTTTCTTGTTCCACGCCGGAGCGGTGCGGTACTCCGTCCTCCACTCGTCCAGGTGTGCTCTCAGCCTCTCGGTAGAAATGATGTATACCCGGCTGGGAATAACGAAGTAGGCAATCCAAGCGCCCGTGTCTTTCACAGCCCAGCCCGGAGTGCCGTACACGTCGTTGCTTATCGTTTCGATGAAGGCGTTGCCGGTGCCTTGGCCCTTATCGTCGCACTTATAGTCGACGCCCTCCCAGTCTGGGCTGCGCCTGCGCATCCACCTGTCAGTACCAGCCTTGTTCTCGTCCGGCGTGGACTCTCTCACCTCGTAGCCCTCTGCCCGGAACCAGTCGTCGAGTACAGGCGCCCACATCTCTTCTATCAGGCAACTTTCGTGGAAGTCGTGCGTCTTCACGTGGCCGGATTCTATCATGAGATATTCATCAAAAGTGTAAACTAACGGAGACAGGTGTAAAGCAAACTTGACACATCGGGTGTCTCCGCCAGTTGACACTTTGCTTTGCTTGCGTCGATACTTCAGACAGCGGGGGCATGATGCCCTCACTCCAGGGGCAGGAAGCCCCGACACTCCCGACTTTCGTTTGGCCACGATACGGCCGCAGGGAGAACATCCATGACGGATGAGGTTACTTTGACGGGCGAATCTCAAGTGGCGCCGCCGGCCACCGACAGGAACTCGCATACTTTCGAGAACCCGATGAGCGCCCCGTTGCCCAACAATGCGGACGAACTACTCGCCGGTGTGGGCGACACCACACAGCCCACGGGTGGCACGGAAGCGGACCGAGGCCCGATTCCTTATCAGCGGTTTTCCCAGGTCAACGAGGCCAAGAAAGCGGCTGAGGTGGAGCGAGATGCGTTGCGACAGCAGTACGAGCAGCGTGAGCTCGCATGGCAGAATCAGTTCCAGTCTTTGCAAGAGTCGATTCAGAACCGAGACCCGGTAGCGGCGCTTCGGGAAGCCCTCATCCCGCAGGAGGAAGAGGACCCGGACCCGTTGGTTCGCGAGGTGCGCGCCGAGCAGGCACGTACAGCGGCCCTGGAGAAAGAGCTTCAGGATATGAAGTCGTGGCGTGAGAGCCAAGAGCAGCAGGCGTACCAGCGAGACGTCGGCGCGATGCTCAACAGCGCCATCAACTCTCTTCAGGGCGTGAGCGACGGCGGCCGTAGCATGGTTCACAAAGCCGTGCTGACCGACCTCGTATCGTATGCGGAGGACGGGCGAGCGGTGACGCCGGACGTCATCAATTCGTTCGTCGGTTCGTATGCGAAGGTGTTTGCCCCCCAGGCAGCGCCCGTGCAGCAGCGAACGGTTCAGAGTCAAGGCGTGCCACCGGCACAGGCGTTGATGAGTGGCGGGCAGTCCGCCGCTGCGCCACAGAGGACCCGTATCAACAGCATCGCCGACGCTGACGAACACCTCGAAAAACTGCTCGAACGTGGAGACTGGGGCTAGAGATAACCCCCAATAGCGGCAGGAAGCCGCGTCAAAGGAGGCCAACGAATGGCCGACAATACCACTACCACCTTCAGTTCTTACATGAAGGAAATCTACGGCGAAGGCATCAAGAACGGCATTCGTGCCGACAACCCGCTGTACGACCTCCTCAAGAACGCTCCCAAGCGCTACATCGGCGGCAAGGGCTTCTTCTTCCCCGTGCGTGTCGAGCGTGCGGGTAACGTCGGCGCCGTCGGTGAGGGCGATGACCTTCCGACTCCAACCGCCACGACCGTGGTGCGCTCGAACATCACCACGAAGGAGCTGTGGGGCCGCTTCGAGGTGACCAAGCGACTGCTCGCCAGCACCAAGGGCAGTCTGGCCGCGTTCAAGGACTCATTCGCCGAGCGCGCCGAGTTGCTGCAACTGGAGTTGAAAGAGAACTTCAACCGTCAGCTCGTCGGCAACAAGGTGAACGGTTCCGCCACCGGCGTACTGGCCGAGGTGTCTGCGGTTTCCACCACCACCATCACGCTCACGACCGATACGGCGCATCAGTTCCGCGTCGGGATGCCCATCAATTACGGCACCGCTGGTGGAACGCGCGACAATGGTTCGACGGTGGCCTCGATTGCTGCCAAGAACCAGATTGTCACCTCGGACGACTTGTCCGCCGTCGGCGACCCTGTGGCGGCCGGCGACTTTCTCTGGATTGGTGACGCGAGCTTCAGTTCGTACAACCAGGAGATGAACGGCCTCGCGTTCGCCGTCGACAACGCAACTTCGTTCCAGGGTATCGACCCGTCGTCCAAGGTGGCCTGGAAGGCCCACAAGAACACGAACAGCGGCACGAACCGGCCTCTCCAGAAGAGCCACGTGGACGGCATGTTCATCAACATCAAGGTGAAGTCCGGCAAGTACGCCGACTGCATCGTGTGCCACGACCTCGGTATGCTCGAAATCAAGAAGTTGATGGAAAGCGACGTTCGATACGAGCCGCAGACGTTCAAGGGCGGTTTTGAGCACAGCCTGCTTGTCTGGAACAACGGTAAGAAGAACTGCCCCATCATTCCGGAGAGCAACGTCGAGTTGACGTCGTTCTACTTCCTCAACAAGGACCAGGACATCGGCATGGGTACGGTTCTGGACTGGGGTTGGCTGGATGACGACGGCGGGTCGGCCCACCGCGTGACCAACAAGGCGACTTTCGAGTACACGTACGGCTGCATGAAGGAAGTGCTGTGGTACGGCCGGAACAGCCATGGGCTGTTGGGCGACATCACCGTGGACGATTCTTCTGTCGCCGCGCCGGACTAGCCAACATCAGCGGAGGGGGCGTCGACTAGCGGCGCCCTTGTTCCGCACGGGAGGCTCATGTGGCCTCTTACTAGCGGGGAGGAACGGCTCCCTCGCAGGCCCATAACCTGCGCTTCGTCGGTTCGACTCCGACCCCCGCTTCCAGGCCCGCGCCTTCAGGGCAAGACACTTAGTATCCCGATGCGGCGCCATCGGGGGCAAACTGTGGGCTGGTAACCCGAAAGACCAGGGGTTTCGACATGTTGAAAGATAGAAACATCGACTATCGGTATGCAACCAAGACGGTCCTAGCGTCCGAATTTGCTGGAAAGCAGTTCGTGGCGGCCACCCCCGTTATCGGACAGATGCACGACAACACGGTTGTTTTGGAGGAGTTGGACGACCATCTGCTGAATGCGTGGAACTTTTCCAACAACTCCGCCGGCAAATACGCCCGCGACATCATCTTCGACACCACCGGCATCGACTGGAGCAACACCGTGTACCTCCGTGCACTGTGGTGCACCGAACGAAACGGAGCTGTCGTGGACGAGACGCTGGTGTTCAAGTTCAACCTCGAACTTCTGAACCTACAGGTTGATGGTATCGACAACCTGAATGGGTACAGTGTGGTCACGGCAGAAGCCGATGCTCCGTCCGCCACCGAGGGCGACATCATGGCAACTGCATGGGCTCCGCTCGCCGCCGAGACTCTGGCTCCCACCGTCAACGACTGCATCGTGGTCGACGTCGAGTTGGACGATGTTGGCACTTTCGCCACTGACGGCTCCGAAGACATCGGCCTCGTCGGGTACCAAATCGCGTACCTGCCGAAGTTCACCGACGGCGCACAGAACAACCACGCCACCGCGCCGGCTGACGAGTAGTTCATTTCGGGCGTGTCGCGCCGCTCGTGGCACGCCCACGGGAGTAATTCATGAGCGCCGCGCTCGATTTCAGGCACCTTATCGCCGACAAGGACCTACCAAAGCTGCACGAAGCGGCCAAAGAGGTTCACGAGGAACAGTACCGTCACGTTCGCCGCATCAAGTGGCGCAACAAGCACACAAGACGGTTTCAAGCCCTGACTGGCGACGATAAGTTGCTTTGCGGATATGACAACGACGCTGGCCGATGGTGTTTCGCTCAGTTGAAGAAGCGCACCATCGTAGAGGCTTTCGGCGTCCGCGAGAGCCGCATGGTGGAAGAGGTACCCGTCATCTGG